GCATGGAGAGTCGCACAAACTAGCCCCATAATGTACCAGTTGGTACATAGATGAGAGATGTAAGGGCTATTAGGCCCGTTACCTATTACATATGCACTCTCATCACACACATGTGATGTGCATGAGCTGGAGGCTAGACCACACTGCGCTGGTAGTGGGGTGCCAGGCAGGGCAGGGGAGGGGGAGGCCACCACCCCCCAGGGGGTGGGGTGCCCTGCTCGTGTGTGTATGACCGGGGGGGTTTTAAACCGCGCGCGCGAGGAGAAGTATTAGAGTCCCACTCAGAATCTAGTATGAAATGCGGGGGGTCCACAGGCAGCTCCAGAGCCTGAACCGAACATATGTTCGGTGGACTGTAAGTGATACTGTCTCATATACTGAGACTCACTTGTCTCACATGCTGAGATACAGGTGTCCAACTCACATGTTACCCGAAACTTTTTTAGGGCCTCTGACCTGCGGTAACGATGTTACCGAGGATTTATTTTGCTCTAGCGTTGTTACGAGCTGTTGAAAACAGGGTTCTACTAAGTGAGGGAGGGAACGAGCGAAGCGAGTGACCGACCGAACGCCAGCCTTTGAAGAGGCTGGCTCCTCAAGAGCCAGACTGAAGAGCAGTAGTTGAACTGAAGGAGCAAGGCTTTTGAGCCTTGCTCTGAACAAGCACCTTCGGTGCTTGTGAGAACGCGCATGCGCGCGAGAAGCAGGACTCACATTCGTTCGCCCTGGCCTGAGCGCAGCTCTGCTGCTGCGCTCTCACGTCTGTGATGAGGAACCGGTCGCAGAGACTCCCGGTTCCTCGGCCACGGCAAGCAGCGCTCTGAAGCGCTGCTTTGCAGGGGGTCTCCTTCTCCCCTCGGAGACCCCCTTATACGTACCCCCTCATTTGAAAATCGCGGGAGGCTAGGAGTCATAGTGCCAAAGGGAGATGTTGCTCGTCGGAGCAACGCTGTGAAGAACAACCGGGGTGACCACAAGAAGGCCACCAGGTTCACGCCCGAGGCAGCTAAGGCTAACCTCATCCTGCACGTCCAAGAGGGCCTGACCATCGAAGCGGCCCTGGAGAAGGTAGACCGGGTTCGGTCCACCTACGAGCGCTGGCGCTCGGACGACAAGGACTTTGCCGCCAGGGTTGACCAGGCGAAGAAGCTGAAGGACGCCGGCAAGTCCGGCCCCGCTGAGAAGATGAGTTTCGCTGAGTGGCGGAAGAAGTACCTCCGCACCGAGACCTTCTGGCACCAGCACCAGTGGATCGACATTCTTGAGGGCCGCGATCCTCGCGGCCTCCACCCAGGACAGACCTACCACCCCGGCAAGAAGTCCAGGGTCCTGATCAACGTCCCGCCCTTCCATGCGAAGAGCATGACGATCACGATCCAGTACACGGTCTACCGAATCTGCATGGACCCCGGCTTCCGCTGCATCATCGTCTCGGCTGGCTCGACGCTTGCCCAGGACTTCCTGTACGGCATCAAGCAGATTCTGACCCACCCCGACTACATCGACCTTCAGATGGCTTACGCCCCTGAGGGTGGCTGGAAGCAGTCCGCTGAGGCTTGGTCGCTGAACCGGATCACGGTGGGAGCTGTCGGGCGCGACTCCTCGGAGAAGGACCCCACGGTTCAGGCCATCGGTATGGGTGGTCAGATCTACGGTACACGTGCAGACATGGTGATCGTGGACGACGCCGTTCTCGGCAAGAACGTCCGCGAGTGGGAAAAGCAGATGAAGTGGCTGCGCCGCGAGGTGTCCTCGCGTATCGAGGCTGGCGGCAAGCTGCTGGTGATCGGGACGCGCATCGCCCCTGTGGACCTCTACTCCGAGCTGATGAACCCGGACCACTACGCCAACGGCAAGGTCCCCTGGACGCACTTCGCCTCGCCGGCCATCCTGGAGGAAGGCCCGGACCATCAGCACCAGACGCTGTGGCCCTACTCTGACCGCCCCTGGCAGGAAGCAGGGTCTGAGGACACCTGTGACTGTGAGCAGCAGTCTTGCTCTCAGGGCGAAGAGACTCCCGAGGGCACGAAGATCTATCCCCGCTGGGACGGGCTCCACCTGGACATCGGGCCTCGCGCGGACAACAACGCCGCTGAGTGGGCGCTGATCTACCAGCAGACCTCTCTGCACGAGAACATGACCTTCCCGCAGTTCGCGGTAGAGGGGTCGACGAACACTCGTCGCCTCCCCGGTCGCCTTGACGCGGAGAACCAGGACCACCCCCGTGGGGGTATGCACAACATGTACGTGTTCGGTGGATGTGACCCTTCGGTGAAGGGTTTCGCCGGCCTGGTCGCGTACGCCGTTGACAAGACTACGCTGAAGCGTTACCTCCTGGCAGTGCGGAACCTGAAGGCTCCTACTCCTGCTTATCTCAAATCTGAGATGAAGGAGATGACGGAGATCTACGACATCAACGAATGGCGCGTCGAGAAGACGGGCCTGCTCCAGTTCTTCACCCAGGACGAAGAGCTTCGCTCCTGGATGACGCAGAACGGCATCAAGTTCAAGGAGCACCTGACTACCGGGCAGACGAAGTGGGACCCCACCTACGGTGTGGCCTCCATGAGCACCCTGTTCGGAGCCTGGGAAGAAGTCACCGACGAAAGAGGCCGTGCCTCTGGTGGTGGTTGGACCTGCCGTGTGGAACCGCAGATCGAACTGCCCAGGCCGATCACTCAGCCCATGCAGGCGCTGGTTCACCAGCTCGTGACGTGGACACCTGAGACCGATCCGAAGCGAATCCCCTGTGACCTCGTGATGGCGCTCTGGTTTGCAGAGACCGGGGCCAGGGAAATGACCGCTCGTGAAGGGCGGGGGCAACGGAGTTTGAACCCATTCAAGAATGCACTGAAGTTTACAAGCGCGCGTGACCGCAAAAACCGACAATGGTGACCAGGCGGCATCCACGACAAGCGCAAGTAATGTTAGGAACCCGCCTTGAGCGATCTGGTAAGGATCAAGAAGCGCCTCGATATGATGCGCGAACGTGCCCGAGGTCGGGACAAGCGTCAGAAGGACGTTCTCTCTATTCGTGCCGGGGACTACGAAGCCGTAGCTCCTGGGATGATCCCGGAGGGATTCCCTCGTGCGCTGGTGTCCAACCTCATTGACACCTGTGCCCGCGACATCGCTGAGGTCATGGCACCTCTGCCGAAGGTGGACTGCGCCTCTTCGTCTCAGACGAGTGAGAAGGCGCGTAGGTTCGCCCAGCAGCGGAGCCTGATCGCCAACTCCTACATTCAGACTTCGCGCCTCGCGGATCAGATGTACTCCGGTGCCGACAAGTACGGCTCCTTCGGTTACATGATCTACAAGGTTGAGCCTGACTTCAAGAACAAGCGTCCAGTCATTGAGGTCAGCGAGTCCCTGGCAACCTATTGGGTACAGGATCATCGCCACAACGTGCGCGAGATCGCTGAGGTCTTCCGCTACAAGTTCGATGAGCTGGCTGAGATCTACCCCGAGCACGCAGGGGAGCTTGCCAGCAAGCGGGACACCCGCGAGGACGACGTGGATGTCGTCCACTGGCAGGACAGCAAGACGCAGATGATCTTCGTCCCCGAGTACAACCTTGTGCTGGACGAGCTTCCTCAGCCCCTTGGCCGGCCCCTGGCCCGGATCGTGGAGCGACCCCGCCTTGATGCTGAGGTTCGCGGTCAGTTCGACGACGTGATCTGGGTGCAGGTGGCACGAGCCATGATGGCCTCGTACACGATGCTCGCCGTTGAGAAGAGCGTGAACGCTCCGCTCGTGGTTCCCAACGACGTGACCCAGATCGACTACGGCTCGTACGCAACTCTCCAGACGGACAACCCTGGAGGCGTGGCGCAGCTCCCGCTGCCCCTGCCCAACGGGCTCATCCCGGAGCAGAACATCCTGGCCCAGGAGCAGCGCGTTGGTTCGCGCTACCCCGAGGGCCGTACAGGCTCGATGAACGCCAGCATCATCACAGGTGCAGGTGTTGAGGCACTGGCGGGAACGTTCGATACGCAGGTCATGACCTTCC